CATTATGTTCCAGAGTTAAATCATTTGAATAACTTGTTTTTATAATTTGTAGATATTGTCCTGCAACTCCATTAGCAAAACCGCCAATAGTTACATTATTAGAAGCGGTATTTACAAATAAAGTATTAATTCCTCCAACATCTACATTATCTGTTGGGCCTGCTGTGCTGAATGTTGAAGTTGCAGAACTAATTGAGCCATTTACTTCTAATTTAGCATTTGGGCTCGTTGTCCCTATGCCGACGTTGCCGCCATTTTTAATTATTAACTTTGTATTCGCCGCTATTAAACTACCTATGCCTAACATGATATCACCTGAACTATTCTCATCTTTATCAGCATTGACATAAAAATCCTCATTTGCAGAAAATAGACCATTGCTATGTCCAAACAGACTAAGTGAACCCCCACTATTTTCACGAAACCAAGAATTTGATGCAAACCTATAATATTTTTCAGTTGCTATAGTAACATTATCATTAAAATGAGTAGTTCCATTAACTTCCAGCTTCTCACTCGGACTCGTAGTCCCGCTCCGTCAGAAGCAGATAATTTACTATGCCAGTGAGTTGGGTCGTTTGTATCTACATATTTTTTATTAGCTATGTGCTTGTCTAAAGTTGGAGTAATATCACAAGTTCCGATTTTAATATTAATCTGCTCAACAATATTCTTATCATCCATATTGTCAAAATTCCCAGCACCTTCTGGACGAGTGTAAGTTGTTTTATCTTTTGGAATTTTATTTGCATTAATTAATTTTTTAGCCATAAGAATTATAAGAAATAGATGTATTTAAAATTAATCTTTTATGAAGCAGTAATTATTTTCACTGATGAACCATCATAGAATACTAAATTAGCCCCGCTCATTAATATTTGACCTGTTATTGATGGTTGTATTCCAGAAACACTATTATTTGGGATAATTAAATCACTTGGTTGAACAACGTCTCCAATTACTTCTGTCATTTTTTCCTCATAGATTTAGTTTTCTTTTCTTCTCTTTCTTTTTTAACTTTCTCAACACTTTCTAAATAAACTTTAATATCTGCTAATTTATTTTCATCTTTAGTATCTCTATCAAGATGATACCATTTTTCTCCTCTTAGAACTTGTCCTTTATAACTCATTTTATTCTTCTGTGTTGGTAATTGTATAGATTGCTTTAGGATGTGTGATTTGGATTTGTCCCATTTGCCAAGACCTAATGATTGTAGAAATACCCGGCTTATCAATTAAAGCGGTTTCAAAACCCACAGCACTTTGCCAAGTTGCAGTTAATCCTCTAATTATAATCATAGCTTCGTCATCAGTTACAGTTGTAGATTTAACAATAGTTAAACCAGCTATTTGTCCCATCTTTCCATTACTTACAACATCAGCTGTTTTGAAACTTGGATTATTAAGCACTTTTGAGTTTTGCATTAATGAAGCATAGTCGTGAGGATTTACTAAAAGAATACCATTCTCTTGAGCGTCATAATTGTTTTCATCCATTGCTTGTATTCCTCTAAGAACGTCATTTACAGGATTTTGGTTTGCTGCTGTGCTGTCGTCCCATGGAGCTGTAGAAGCTACCGTCCCAGAAGTAGAAGCCTCTGCTGTTAAAGCTGCGTAGATTGCTGTATCTATTGAATTAACAATAGATTCTACTATTCCATTTATTGCTCTTGCTTGAACATTGAAAGCATTTAATCTTAAATCTTCCATAGAAATTAAACTCTCTGCTCCATATTTAAAGTGGTCTGCACTTACTTTAGTCCAGCTTCTTTGAACACTTGGAAATTCAGATAGTCTTGTTATTCCTTTAATATTTCTTGTTCCCTTTGCTGTTAGAATAGTTGGGTCTTCTTTATAATAAGTTTCAGTTAATTTTGAAGAATTAACTTGTTTAAGTAAAGGCATTAATTTAAATCTCTTTTGTGCGAATACTGTAACTATTTTAGAAATGTTTTCTCCTCTAATATCAACTTGTCCTACTTGGTCAGCCATTATTCTTCTTCCTCTTTAGTTTCTTCTTCTTGTTTATTTTCTTCGTCTGTCATATTATTATCCTCTCACTCCTATATCAACTTCGTGAACTTCACTTGCACCAGCAGTTTCTAATCTTTTACCAACAACGGCACCTGTTAATAATTCTCCTGCCACTGCGTCTCGGACCATATTAGCACCACTTAAAACAACCATTGCTCCTGCATTTCCGCCAGCTCCTGCGTCTACTAAATCAAAAACTCCATCTTGAGCAAGTCCTAAATTAGTCTGTCCATCATTAGCTTTCTTTTCTGTCATAGAAATCCCTGCAAAAATATTAGCACCATCAGAAGCAGTTGCAGTTCTTGGGTCAGTTAATTGACATAATGTAAGTTGTTCTATAGTTGCGTCTTCTGCTACCGTGAAATCTCTTATAACAGTTGGGTTCTCAATAACAATAGCTTCGTTTGCCATATAGTTAATCGGTAGAACGGCTATTTAAATCTTTCCTTCTTTTCTTAATTGATACAATTTTATAATAATTGCTAAAATTCCAAAGATTGCTACTTCAATTTCTAATATCATAATCCCTCGTGTGTGTTTCCATTAATTGTAACTTCTTTATCTTCTTTAATTCCTATTCCTTGAATTGCTATTGGCAGTTGAATATGAGGAATTTTCCTTGCATTAATATCTGGTATTGGGATTTTCTTGGCTTTCATTATTTTTCTTAGAACTGTGGCTTGTGCATTAAATCCCGGATATTTATTACTCCCCGGAAGACTTAACATATTCAAAACACTATCTAATTCTCCTTTTGGGAAGATATAACGATAGAATTTTATTGGTTCTAACATTCCATAAAATTCTTGATTCATGCTTTTTCCTTCTGAATTTTTAAACGGGAGATTGAAAACTTTACTTTGCATTAAAGTTTCCCATAAAGCTAACTTATCATAAACTCCCGTTGCTAATAAATAAAGTTCCATTATAATTCTTGCTTTGTTCTTTCAAGAAGCATTTTATTATATTCAATTCCTTCTATGCATTTCTCTTTGGTTTCAGTTAAACTTTTAATAGCTTCTTCAAAAGCTTTGATTTCTTTTTTAATAAATTCTTTTCTCATTTTCCTAAAATATCTACTTCTCCTTTATCAAATTTATTAGCAAGTTCTTCATCAGTTTCTTCTTTTGGTTTTACAGGAGCTTGTCCAGCTTCTGCTCTACCGCCTAATTGCTGTCTTTGATAAAGTTCTTCTTGTCTGTTAAGTAATTCTTCTGTCTTTTTATTGGCTTCTTCCAGCCTTTCTGTAGCAGCGTTAGTTTGCTCATAGAGAGTAGTTGGTTTTGGCTTGATCCCAGTATCTTCTGCTGGAGTTGTATCTTTTGGTTTATCTTCTTCTGTTGTTTTTTCTTCATCCATTTTCTTTACCTCCTTACAATTATTTTTTTAGTGGGTTTTCTATTGTGACTCCTATTGCGAGAGCCATTATAACTAAGAACGACTTTAGGAGTGTTCCATTATATCCTAATATAAGAGCTGCTATTTCTGCGGCTGTAAGACATACCATCCCCACACAAACAACTTTCCAATCTGTTTTTATTTTTGTCATTATTTATCTCCCTCTAATTCTGCAGTAATCTCGCTCTTTTTAATTTTTTGTTCTGGGTTTGCGTCTTTCTTTTCATCTGCCATTAAATTTGTTTCTATTGGAGTGGGAAATTCTAACTCAATTTCTAAACCTAATTGTGATTTAAAATTATCTATAATAAATAATTGTTCGTCTCTTATTGATTGCTCATAAGTTAGCATTAATATTTTAGCAGAAGCTTCCACGGTTTGTTTAGCACTACCTACTACAACGTCGGGGGTGTTTGTTGCTTGGTAGAAATAATCTGTTAAATCTCTTATCCATGGGAGCGGGTCTAATGTTGAATATTGAGGAACCGACACTCTTTCAGCGTCTGCCGCTCCTCTTGGAATATAAATATTTTCTGAGTTAGCTACGGTTTTGTCTGCTTTAGTTTTAAATGCTGCTATCTTTGTTGGGTCATCTGTATCTAATTGCCATATCCATAAGGGCTTTACATACCTATGAAATACAGTTTTCATGTCTGCCATTGCTTCATTACGAGATAAAATTATATTTTCTATTGCCGTAATAATTGAACTCCCATGTATTTCATCTGCAAATCTATTCCTTGGTAGATGTAATATTTCCTCTGGTTTAAATTTCTTTGGTTCTTTTCCAGCAACTCTAGATAATTGTTCATATCTTTCAATCATCCCCTGACCATTAACTACTATTTTCATAACAGCAGGGTCTAATGGTTTTATGTTTACAGGTTTTTTTGGTTTTAAAATTCCTGACCATGTTATTATTTTTCTAAATATTGATTCATTCCTTATTATTTCCCCAAAAAAGTCGCCGCCTACATGATAAACCTGAACCATATTTTTTATTAATGTGTTTCCTGTATCTTTTCCAAAACCTCTAAAATCTTCAACAATTTTTTTGTCTTTTCCTTTTATGCCTTTTCCAATAACCCACTTTGCTCTTGTGTCTATTAAAGATTTTAGTTCTGGGATTGATTTATAGTAGCCGAGATGTTGTGAAAAGTCTGTATTCATCCAAGTTGTTTCTTTTTGGTCTGATGCCCCATCTGTTATTGCTGTGTCCACTGAATAATTGCTTACGTCTGTAGTCATATCCCCTACATTTGCTTTTGAAATATCCATTGCCATTTTAAGTATATCTTAACCTCAACCCTAATAATTTCATTGTCATAGTTGCGTGCTGATTGTCTATGTGAATACCGACATAATCATCTGCCTGCATATTTGTTAAAATTCCTGAAACATCTATTACTGAAACCTGATTTGCTGTCGCTGTGTAAGTTGAGACATTGTCGCTTTCTGTATGAGTATTATATGCTTCCCCTTCTGTTGCCATATTGCTGTCTATGTTTATATCTGCATTTGTGATGTTTTCATCTGGGAAATAAATTAGTTCTGCACTTTCTATCTGCCCGAAATCATTAGGGCATTTAAAAGTTACGTTTCCATCCCCGCCTGTGGGACCTATCTGCCAGCATAAAAAAGCTCCCACTAATCCTACAGTGGGACCCGGGTCTGTGCCAATAATAAATAATTCTCTTGTTCCTACATTCAGGGGTTTTTGTTGAATTCCTTGATTATAAGACTTGCTATGTGGAAATATATTTTTAACTCCAGGTAATTGTAAAGCCATTTTAAACTCCGATGAAATCTTGAGCACTTGCGTCTTTTAAGATTTCTTTTATTTCATTAAGTCTAAAGATGTGAGTGTTAATCATGTCTTCTGCTTCAACTCTGGAAGTGTAGCTATCCATATCATATTTAATTGCTTCAACAGCAATACTTCTCGCCACATATTCTGAGAACATTAATTTATAAGTTGCGTTCATTGTTCCCCAATTTGTTACAGCGTCATATTTTATTAAGTTGCAAAGATAAGCTTCTGTGTAAACTCCAACTAAATCCTGCATTGTTACTGTAAAGGCAGCATTAACATTTGCTCCCATAAATCCAGCTACGTCTGCTGTATCTGCTAACATTACTGTATTTGTGAAAGCTCCCATAGTAATTAATAAATATATAAGTTTAAAGATTTATCTTTTATGCACCAAGCCGCTCTTTTTAGTGCTTCAAAGATATGTGAGTAGTTTCCATAGATTTTTAGTTTCCCATCTGAATAATCCATTTGCATTGAGCGAAGACTTTGTCTTATTCTTACATCATCAAATAATTTAATTCTCCCTTCTTCCATTAATACTTTTAAGTTAATTGCCATATCTTCCCCGAGAAGTGTTTTTTTTTTAATTTTAGTTTTTCCCTTATTAATTGTTTTTTCAATTTCTCTGCTCGCGTTATTTAATCCGATTATTTTTCTCTTTGTTTGTGGGTCTTCAAAAAGAATATCATAAACTCCAACACCTAAACCACCATCATCCATATATATTTTTTTGTGATTAATTCTTTTATCTTTGTGAATTATTAATCTTGCTGTGTCTGTGAGAGTTTGGGGTTCTGGGATTTCTATATCAAATTGATGTAACTTTTTTCTATTAATTCTATCTAAAGAAAGTAAGACACATTCATCTCCACCCATTCTTGCTATATCTATGCCTTGAAACTTATCACCGACAGGAACATGACTATTTGGAATGACTTTACAAGTTAAATCAATTAAATCATCTGGAATAAATCTTTGTATTCCCCCAACAAATAACCCCAGATATTCTTGTTGGTATTGTAATTTAGTCATTCGTTCTTTTTCATCTTTGAGGAATAATGACATTTGAGTTCTTTGGGGTTCTTCTCTCTTTTCTGCTACTTCTTCTGTATTTACATGAATAGAAGTAAATTTTTTATCATGGAAGCACCTGTAGAAATAGCCGTCTGTTCCGAAAGGAGTTGATAATAAGTTAATATTTCCCCCTGTTGTAGCTAACATTGGAGTTACAGCAGCCCAAACATCCTCTTTTATGAAGTGAGCTTCATCTGCATAGAGTTCGTCTATTGTATAGCCCCTAATGCCGTAACCAGAGTCTCCTGTGGGTAGGCAGTGGATAACTGAGCCATTTATAAGTTTAATAGTGTGCTTTGTTGGTTTATCTTTACCTTTCTTAATCATTTTTTTGTGATTTAAGTAAATATGGCTTAAAATCTTCTCAAAAAGGAGTAATGCTTGTCTTTCTACATGAGCAATAACCATAATAGTTTTATCATAATTTTTAACAGCATATTCACCAGCTTTTATTGCGATAATAGTAGATTTTCCTACTTGTCGCCCGCTACATAGACATAAATTTCCTTTTACTGCTAAAACTTCTTTTTGCCAGTTATCAAGTTTCATCTTTAAATATTTCTCCTAAATCTTCCAAGCATACTGGAAAGTTATTCGGTATTAACTTTAACATTGCTTTAATTTTTTTAATATTGCTTTTACACTGCATTCCTAAATCTTCCCTGTGTTTTTAGACATGATGGGCATATCCATCTTTCATCTGGCCAAAGCCAAGTTAAACCATCTAAATTATCTGCAGTTGCTCTTTCCATCTCTCTCCCACAAAAATCACAATTTTTAGATTGTTCAATTAAAACTTCATCTTTTCCCAATCTTTCTCTTAATGCTTTTTCTAATTCTTCACTAATATTAAGTCCTCTTTTCTTTGCTTCTGCATGCACTTCCATATCTATTGAAGTCATTACTTGTTTTTTCATATACATTCATATATATTAGTATATATAAATATATAGGTATTTTAGTATATAGATACTCTAATATATATATTGCAGTGGCAAAAGAAAGTAAGATAAAGAAAAGGAACATATCAGAACAATCATATATATATATATATCCTTACCTATCTATCCTATCTCAACTGATATATATCCTATTTCAGAAACAAACAAATGAAGATGGGAAGAATAAATTAAAACAAAAACAGTGTTTACCCCACTAACGGTATTTTAATTTTATTCTTTCCCAAACTTCCCAGCTTTCATAGTTTGTTATTTATTTTAAATATAATTAGTATTTAAGAATGCGTTATCATTAAAGAGTTATTTTATAATATTTTTTTAAAAATTTTTGGCTGGGTTCCATAACAAGGGGGAGTTATTTACCTTTAAAAACCGCTATTTACAGACAAATAAACCACAATAAACCACAATAAACCACATTACAGACAACAAATAACAATACAAAACAACATTATAAACAACAACAACAAAACAACAATAAACAACTTACAAAACAACATTATAAACAACTAATAACAAACAAATAACAAACAACAAAACAACAATAAACAACTTACAAAACAACATTATAAACAAAACAAATAACAACAAACAAAACAAAAATGACTTTTACATTGATGTTGCTTAACATTGTTGTTTAATATTGATGTTGTTTAACATGGCACTTATCACATAACAATATAATATCTCCTTCTTCTATTCTTTTATGTTTTGATTTTGAATGTCTCTGTGTTGCAACTTTACCACATCTAACACATTTCTTTCCAACTAAACTTATTCTTCTATATATTAAAGCTCTTATTTTTCTTTTACCAGATTTAATCTCTCTCTTTCTTTTTAATTTGTTGAGTTGTTTCTTTTCGTTTTTACTTGCATATTTTCCCATTTTATTAATAAGATTAATTCCTTTTTATATTTTACACTTTTATTTTTCCTTCTTATTTTTATCAAACATTCACGTATTCCTTTCTTTTATACTTATATTGTTTGGTGTGGTTGGTGTTGTTTGTTTGTGAGGGCGGAGCCCGAGCGGAGCGAGGGCTCCACAGGCGAAGCCTTTGGCTGAGCCTGTCATTAATCCCGAACGGAGTGAGGTTAGATCATGATTTGTTTAGAGTTAGATGGATAAGCATAAAATCAAAAGGATTATAAACCTGCCAGAGCGGAGCGGAGCGACCTCTGGGTATTTTGCAGAGCAAAATACTTTATATTCCTTTTGTATTTGTATGTGATTAAACCTGCCCTGTGGGACCAGCTGGCAGGTTTCT